AACCAAAGGAAAGATGATCTGATGGAGATGATGCTATGGAACATGGTGCTGACTATCCTAATTGGGGTATTGGCATACATGGGTAAAGAAAAGTTTGATGAGATCCAACGGTTAAACATACTGTTGAATAAAACTCGTGAGGAGGTAGCTCGTGATAACGTCACTCAAGCAGAAATTGACAAAATTGTGGAACACATTGACCAACGTTTTAACAGGTTGGATTCAAAAATTGACGTGCTTATTCAGAAAGGACTAGTAGCATGAAACATTCAGATATTAAAGAAGATATGCCCATGATGAAAAAGGTTGCATCTGCAGCTGTTAAAGGTCATGAAAAGCGTATGCACAAGATGGCTGGTGGTGGCGTAACCCGTGCTGATGGTTGCGTAACTAAAGGGCATACCAAAGGCAAAATGATTAAGATGTGCGGCGGCGGAAAGATGTAATGTCGATTGAGCCTGTAGATCCTTCTAAACGGACTGGCGGTGACGGGAATGAGAAATACACTCCCGAGGAGAAACGTGGTCCTGGCAAGTTTGATACAGCTCTTGAAGAAGCCAAAAGGCGCTTTAAAGAGATTGCAGAAGAAGGTAGAAAACAGGGCGATATTAAGAAACAATATTGGGACATAAACCCTCCCAAAGGTGGCGGTGGTGGAGCAATGCCCAAGTCTAATCGTGACATTACTAAAAACTTTAAAGCTGGCGGTACAGCCTCTGCCCGTGCTGATGGCTGTGCAGTTCGGGGTAAGACTAAAGGACGAATCGTATGAGACCTAGTCGTGGAATGGGTGCAATCCGTGCTTCTAAGATGCCTGATAAGCCAAAAAAGATTGTTCGTAAGGATGATCCTAATGTGGTCGACATGTACAAAAAGGGTGGAAAGACTTCTAGCGTTAATAAGGCTGGTAACTATACGAAGCCTGGTATGCGCAAGTCTTTATTTGAGAGTATTAAAGCATCGGCTACCCACGGTACGGCAGCTGGTCAATGGTCTGCTAGGAAAGCACAACTCTTAGCAAAACGTTACAAAGAGAAAGGTGGAGGATACAAATAATGGCTAAAAAGTTCCCTGACGTAGATAAAGACGGCAAAGTAACTAAGAAAGACGTGCTGATGGCAAAAGGTGTAATCCCTAAAGAAAAAGGGATGAAAGCTGGAGGCAGTGCTAATTGGATTCAATCTGCTATCAAAAAGCCCGGTGCATTAAGAGCATCTATGGGTGTTAAATCTGGCGAAAAGATTCCAGCCAAGAAGCTTGCAGCGGCTGCTAAAAAGCCTGGCAAGATGGGTCAACGTGCACGTTTAGCTAAGACTTTATCAAAGCTAAAAAAATGAAATGGTCAGACAAACGCAAAAAGTCAGTCAACTGCGACAGCCCAAAGGGGTTCTCGGAGAGGGCTCATTGCGCCGGTCGGAAGAAGAAAATGGCAGGGGGTGGCTTAGCCGCATCGCAGCGTTCTTTAAAGGCTTGGGGAGACCAAGAGTGGACGACCAAGTCAGGGAAGAAGTCGTCCGAAACGGGCGAGAGGTACCTACCAAAACGGGCGATACAAGCTCTAAGCCCCCAAGAGTACGCAGCAACAACACGGGCAAAGCGGGCGGGAAAGGCGCAAGGAAAACAGTTCGTTCCCCAGCCAGCAAAAGTAAAAGCAAAAGTAAAACCGTTTAGGAAAATATGACTACTACAGGTACTACCGCTTTTAACCTAGATATGAACGACCTCATTGAGGAGGCGTTTGAACGGTGCAATATGGAGCTTCGGTCTGGATATGACTTCCGTACTGCACGACGGTCTTTAAACCTACTTACTATTGAGTGGGGTAACCGTGGCATTAACCTATGGACAGTTGAGCAAGGGCAGATCCTGATGAATACAGGACAAGCTATTTATCCTGTTCCGGTTGATACCATTGACCTACTTGATACTACAATCCGCCAATATAACGGACAAAGTACAAATCAGATTGACATTAATATCAGTCGTATTAGTGAGCCAACATATCTAACAATCCCTAATAAAAATGCATTGGGACGCCCCATTCAGGTTTGGTACAACCGTCAGTCAGGTAACATAGCAACAATACCTCAGACAACGCTTGCAGAGGCTATTACATCTACTGATCAAACAACTATTACTCTTACTTCGGTAACTGGTTTACCAACCCAAGGCTTTGTCAACATCGATAGTGAGACTATTGGCTATCAGAATATTGTTGGTAATCAGATTCTCAATGCTTGGCGCGGTCAAAATGGCACGACCGCAGCTACCCATGCAAACGGTGCCGATGTCTACAACAATCAGTTACCTTGTATTAACGTCTGGCCTACCCCCAATGCGCCGGGAGACCAATACACATTTGTGTACTACCGCATGCGTCGGATTCAAGATGCGGGCGGCGGTGTGCGGACTGAAGATATACCGTTCCGCTTTATTAACTGTATGGCTGCAGGGCTGGCTTATCACCTAAGTATGAAGTTGCCTGGCGTGCCCGACAATCGTATAGTTATGCTTAAAGCGGATTATGAAGAACAATGGACTTTGGCTGCAGGAGAAGACAGAGAAACCGCCGCTATCCGAATAGTTCCTAGAAATATGTTTTATTACAACTAAAATGTTATGCCAAATAAGTTTGCTTCTGGAAAATATGCGATTGCTGAGTGCGATAGATGTGCGCAGCGATATATGCTTAAGGAGTTGCGGACACAGATATTAAAGACTAAACCGTACAAGGTTAAGGTTTGCAGAACCTGCTGGGATCCGGATCAACCACAATTGTCGTTAGGTTTGTATCCAGTAAATGATCCGCAGGCTGTACGAGAGCCAAGACCTGATGTAAGCTACCAAGTATCGGGGCAAAGCGGTTTACAAATTAATGTCACCGGCGTAGGTCCAGATGGATTTGGTAGTCCAGAGTTAGGTAGCAGAATCATACAGTGGGGCTGGAACCCTGTAGGTGGCAGTAGAGGTCCAGATGCGGGGTTAACCCCAAATGATTTAGTACAGGCGGTAGTGGTCGGTACGGTTACGGTAACAACAACTTAGGAGTTAAAAATGGGATACAAAAAAGGCGCAGATGGGATTACCAAAACAGGCAAAACCGATGCAAAGGTTTATCCTAACGATGGTAAACACATCATTGACAAAGGCCCAAAGGCTAATAAGAGTTCTTTGAACAAGAACATGAAGTCTATGGGGCGTAATATGGCTCGTATCGCTAATCAGAGAGGTCGATAATGGCTAAATTTACTGCAAAAAAGATGGGTAAAGAAGTAGGCGCAGCCGAGGTCTATGCTCAGCCACACAATATGGAAGGCGGTGCTACTAACGTTAATACCTATAGTGGCTATACGCCCGGTGCCAAAGTAATGGACACTATGAATATGTCTGTTGGTGGCGTTAGCAAGGGCAACTATAAAGGCGAAAACCCATACGGTGTTGGCGTTATGCGTGGCTATGGTGCAGCTACTAAAGGTCGCAAAATCAGCGGGAAGATGGGCTAATGGACTATCAGCAGTTATATTACGCAATCCAGAACTATGCTGAATCTACTGAGCAATTATTTGTTCAGAGTATTCCTCAGTTCGTCTATAACTGCGAAGAGCGTGTCTATAACGCTGTCCAAATCCCAGCTATCCGTAAAAATGTCATTGGTAACTTTACCAACGGCGATAACTACCTAGCCCTGCCAAGCGACTATTTGGCGTCTTTTTCGCTGGCGGTTATTGATGCTAATGGCAATTATGAGTATTTGATTGATAAAGACGTTAATTTTATTCGTCAGTCCTATCCAAACCCAACCACTGATACTGGCACCCCACGGTATTACGCTCAATTTCAACCTTATACCTATTTAATTGGGCCGACTCCTGATGCCAATTATCAGACCGAACTGCACTATTACTACTACCCACAATCCATTGTTCAGGGCGTTTTAGCTGGTTTAGGTACTATTACGGGCGGGGCTGGGTATATTAATGGTACATACCAGCGAGTTAATTTAACGGGTGGTTCTGGGCAGTACGCCACAGCAGACATTATTGTGTCTGGCAATGTGGTAACTAGCGTAACTATTCGTGATGGTGGATCGTTCTATATTGTAGGCGACGTGCTAAGTGCTTCTACTGCTGATTTAGGAAACGCTGGATCAGGCTTTTCTGTAGTGGTTAGCAATATTAATAACGCCGCTGGAACGTCATGGTTAGGTGATAATTTTGAAACTGTACTGTTGTATGGCTCGTTGCGTGAAGCAATCATCTTCCAAAAAGGTGAGCAAGACATGGTTAATTATTACGAGCAGAAGTATCAAGAATCCTTAGCGTTACTCAAAGACTTGGGTGATGGTAAAGATAGACGTAGCGCCTATCGTGATGGACAATTACGATTACCCGTACCTGGGCCTGTTAGATAATTTAGGAGCATTTTATGGCAATTACACAAGCAATGGCGACTTCGTTCAAGGTTCAGCTCTTGAATGGTCAGCAAAATTTTTCAGCAAACACGTTTAAGTTAGCCCTGTATACCAGCTCGGCTACTTTGAATGAGAACACCACTGCGTATTCAGCAACCAACGAAGTACCGTCGACTGGTAACTACAGTGCTGGTGGTAATACTTTAACGGTTAGCGTAACCCCAACAAACTCTGGCAACGTGGCATATATCTCGTTTGCTAATACTTCTTGGGCTAATGCAACGATTACCGCTGCTGGTGCTTTGATATACAACAACAGCCAATCAAATGCTGCGGTTTGTGTATTGAACTTTGGTGGAGATAAGACCTCAACGAACGGAACTTTTGCGGTTAATTTCCCAACCGCTGACGCAAGCAACGCAATTATTCGTCTGACCGCTAGTTAAGGAGCTGTAAATGGCTCTTATCTTAAAAGATAGGGTTAAAGAAACCACGACTGTTACTAGTACTGGTACAGCTACTCTTTTGGGTGCTGTTACTGGCTATCAGTCTTTTTCTGTTATTGGCAATGGTAACACTTGCTATTACACAATAGCCGCACAAACTGCCAATGAGTGGGAAGTTGGTATTGGTACGTATACCTCACCCAATCAATTAAGCCGAGATACAGTTCTTTCGTCTAGCAACAGCGGCTCGCTAGTTAACTTCTCAGCCGGAACTAAAGACGTATTTGTTGTACAACCAGCTGGTAAAGCGGTGTACACCGATGCGAGCAATATTATTAACACGTCTGGTAATGCCGCAACCACAGTCACCTTTACTCAGGTAAACACCACAAATTTAGTTGCCAACACAGTAACTATTACTGCTGGAACTATTACAACCAACGCTACAAACAACACCGATATTACAAACAAAGCGTATGTTGATGGTGTAGCAGCCACAGGACTTACTTATCATGCTGCGGTTCAAGTCGCTACTACTCAAAGCCTTGCAGCCCAAACAGGTGGCACGGTTACTTATAATCAGCCAGGCGGTGCAGGTAACGGAGTAGGTGCGACTATTACTCTTAGCGTGGCTTTAAATACCTTAGACGGATATAGCTTATCTAATACAAACCGTATCCTTGTCAAAGACGAGACCAACCAGACTTATAACGGCATATATACATGGGCTACTGGCGGTACGGTACTGACTCGTGCAACCGACGCTAATACATACGGTACACAACCAAATCAGTTAAGTCTTAACGATTATTTCTATGTTCAAAACGGTAATGTTAATAAAGGGTCTGCTTGGGTTGTTGATGCGCCAACAGGCACAATAACATTTGGTACGTCTAATATTGCATTTGCGCAGTTTAGTTCTGCTCAAGTCTATAGCGCTGGCACAGGACTAAGCCTTAACAATACCACGTTTAGTATTTCTAATACCGCAGTTACAGCAGCCACATATGGCGATGCTGGCACGGTAGCCACGTTTACAGTTAATGCTCAAGGTCAGTTAACCAACGCAGCTAATGCAGCAATTAATGCTTCTAGTATCACATTAGGTACTTTGGCAAACGCTAGAACCACAGCTTCTGCTGCTAACGGAGCAAGCACCATCGTATCTCGTGATGCTAACGGTTCATTTTCAGCAAATGTTGTAACTGCTACAGATGTCAACTCAACCAATGTCACGGCTACTACTGGATCGTTTACCAATATCTCAGGTAATGGCGCATCTTTAACTGATATTAACGCCTCAAACATAACCAGTGGAACCATCTCAAACGCTCGTACTACAGGTAGCACATCAAACAGTGCAAGCACACTAGTACTTCGGGATGCTTCTGGAAACTTTGGTTCTAATGTAATTACAGCATCTTTGTTTAGTGGTGACGGATCGGGCATAAATGCAATTAATGCTTCTAACATCTCTAGCGGAACCATAGCAAACGCCCGTACTACGGCAGCTTCAGCCAACGGCGCATCGACCATTGTTCTTAGAGATTCTGGTGGTAGCTTTGAAGCCAACACCGTCAATGCTTCAGCGTTTGTTGGTAACGGTGTTCAGATCACAGCGATCAATGCCTCTAACATTTCTACGGGGACTATTTCAAATGCCAGGACTACTGCTTCTTCTGCCAATGGTGCTTCCACTATTGTGCTTCGTGATACTAACGGGTCTTTTTCCGCTAATGTAGTAAATGCCAATAGCTTCTCAGGTAACGGAGCGTCAATTACCGCCATTAATGCCTCGAACATATCTAGTGGAACGATTGGGTCTGCCTATGTTTCTGGGGCTTATGGAAGCATTACGGGTGTAGGTACCCTGACTTCTGGTACTTGGAATGCCAACACAATTGCAAATGCGTACACAACGGCAAACTCCGCAAATGGCGCAAGCACTATTGTGGCTCGTGATTCTAATGGGTCATTTACGGCTAATGCGGGTACATTTACCTCGGTTTCTGGAAACGGCTCAGCTTTAACTGCGATTAATGCCTCTAACATTTCGTCAGGCACGGTTGCTACGGCTCGTCTTGCTACTGGTACGGCTAATGCTTCTA